TTTTACCTCACTCTGTTAATAATCTCTGCTCATCTTCTGTGAGCAAGTATTCACTGTCCTCGCACAATATCGGCAGATTGCCTTGTAGTAATATGTCTACATAATCTGACAGAGCAAACAGGCTCATAGTCGCTATCGTGTAGAAATTGATGTTATCTGATACGTTGTTGCCGTCTGCCTCGATGGAATCGTCAACTATTACTGTCTCCGATGCACCCAAAGCATCAAGATAGCCAAAGCCAATGAGATAAATCTCATCCTCGATCTCGATAAAGCCGTCAAACTGTCCGGTAAGATCAAAACCCGTACCTTGAACGTAAGTCCTGGCAGACAGTGGTTCGATGACAAGACCGCTCGATGTTTTCATCTTTACTACAAAGCGGTATTTTCTGTCCTTTTCGAGACCCTCCAAAGGGTACATAAGCGATAACGTATGCAAGCCTGCCTCGGAGTAGTTCTCTGTCGGAACGTATGCCAATTCCTCTCCGTTGAGATAGTAATAGACCTCAACAGACCCAGGCTCATCGAGATTGAACTTAACCTCTGTCAAAGTGAGTACAGCTTGAGAACTTGATGTGGTGAACATCGTTCTCAATATCTCCTGTTTTACGGAATCAATAACGAGCTGTTGGATGTTCGTAGAAACGAATGTGGATATACGACCATCCTTGTTAGCAGAACTCGCTCCCTTTGCTGCGTGATCTGCCTTGCTCTGACCGCTCCGTAAGTTAGGATTGGAGCCAAAGCACTGTACTTTGAATGACTTGTTATAAGTCCATGTAATCTGCATCAAGCAACCCGTTGATGTGCTACCCGTATAATCGTTTGTAAACGAGACCACATCGCCCAAGTCCATTACGCAGAACGCAGGCAAGAGACCGACATCAAAAGGTGTATAGGTCATTGTCTGCACGATGTCATAGATTGATTGTACTCGGCCCTTAACGATACCAGGTGAGCCGTATTGCAGAAACGGGTTATTGCCCAACTCCATAACAAAGCCATCGGGGTCTCCGACATAGAATGTCTCTCCCGTAGTCATAACATCCTGGTATGTCATACCATCAAAGCGAGTTTGGAAGTCTGAATACTTCGCACCGCTAAATCTTCTCGTGTTTCCGATGCTCAAGATTGATGTATTGTTAAAAGCCTTGAGTCTCCACTTGCCCGAGCGATCGGCATAGGCAAAGCCTCCGACTAATTGAGCCAACTTACTGACCATATCTCTGTATGTGGTCATATCGTTGTCCTCGTATGGGGAGATCAGAGCATCACCCATATTGAGTGCCTCGCACTCTTCCTGGGTCATACCGAACTCTGCTCCCGTGTGGAGTTCGATTATCTCGCAGAAGTTATACAGATAACCGCTTGTTTGTGCTATGGCAAGAGGCATATCCAACTTTGAGAGACAATCGTATGCCGTAACATCGACCATCCCCTCCGCTGTCCATGTAGCCTCTGCGACATAAAACACTCCAATGGGTACAGACTCCCAAATCTCCATATCGTTCTCATCGTAACCCGTGAGAAGTGAGTCAGAGAGTGTGATCTTCTTGCCGTAATAATCTCCACGATTGAGCAAGTCTTTAAGGAATGTGAGTTTGAGCACTCCGATGTTTACAGAACCGATGGAGACCTTTTTATCCGTGCATCTGTTTGTATAAGACACACCGATGACATCATCACCAGTGAATGAGATTGATGTGTCGATGGTTCCGGTCAGCTTATGAGTCTGTATCTGATCGAACATCTTTGCTCTGTATTCATCCGAGATTGTATACATCTTTAGAACTCCGTTACTTTTACTGTTACCTCATACAGACCCTCGGAGTTATTTACCCACTCCGAGTTCTGCACGAGTTTTTCCTGGTAATCTCTTACTCTTACTGTGTAGGAATTGCCCATATACGACATCGTTGTAGTTTCATCCTCACATAGAGCCTTGAGTATGTCTCTCTTATGTGAGGACAGATTAAACTTAAAACTCCAAGACTTTTTGGATGGTCTGATAACACATACAAGGTCTGTTCCTGCCTCGCTCTGTGTAACATTTTCCAATGTTTTAGAGGACATTGTTGGAGTGATGGGGTTCGGAAATGCCTCATTGTTAAATTTCAAGTAATAACCTAACATTAGTGTCCTCCCGTCTGATAGTTATAGCGATCGAGTGCATCCACTACGAGTGAGTCAACATGCTCACCGCCTATGTAGATAGGGAATATCCATGTACCGCCATCCGCACCAGGCATCGAACTGATAGCACTCTGTATGTTTGCAAAACCACTGTCAAAATCATTGGTGTGTCTTACGGCTGCATTAGCACTGATCTCGAATGAGTTATCCCATCCTCTGTTGATAATGCTTGCCGTATCATAGAGTGCATTCTCGAGGTCTGCCTGCTCTGACTCCATAGACTTGATAAAGTTTTGAACCATATCCGCACCCGACTCGTTAAAGTCTGATAACGGGCCTTTATCCGGTTCAGAGAAGTGCAAGAAGTCTGCGACTACTTGAGCTGCACTTGCTACCGCATCGCCCAAAGAACCGAGCATGGAAGTGATGCCGTCTATGAGGTTCTGAATGATGTCAGAACCCCAAGTTGATGCTCCTGCGATAATGCCGTCAAAAGCTGCTTGGAATGCCTCTAATATGTCATCTGCTCCGTCTGTCGTGATGTACTCAAACATCCCTGCGATGAGTTCACCCAAGCCGACCAAGATGGCAGCGAGGATGTCGGGCAAAGCACCGAGCAGAGAAGTGATAAGGGTAAAGCCTGCCCGTATGATGTCGGGCAAAGCATCGCCCGTCAAGAATTTCACGATGCCGAGTATGATCTGTGGCAAATAAGAAATCAGAACGGGCAAATACTCAATCAGACTTTGAGCCAATGTGACGATAAGGGTCAAAGCTGCCTCTAAAATCTGACCCAAACATCCGCTTGAGAGCAGAGTGTCTACGATGGTCAATATTGCACCCAACGCAGCAGGAATCAGTTTCGGCAAGGCAACTGTCAGACCCTCGAGCAGAGTAGTGATAAGGCTCGATGCTCCGAGAATCAGAGTCTCCACATTATCGGGAGACAAAAGCGTATTGCAGAGTGTGTCTACTATGGACAGAGCACCCTCGACCAAAAGACCTGCATTATCGATCAGACCGCTAACAAGAGCAGAGATGAGTTCTACCGCCAAAGGAATCAGAACGGGCAATAAAACCGCCACTGAATTTGTCAGAGACTCAAACAGGCTTGCAAAAGCCGAGATAAATGACTCTGCATTTTCGGAAATAGAAATCGCAATCTGCTCTATGATGGAGCCTGCCAAACTGATGAGCTGTGGAGCCAAAGACATTACAACCGGAATGACGGCAGAAATGACGGATTGAATTATGGTCAGTATTTTCGGTATATATTGCTCTACGAGGGCAACCGCCTGGGGAGCAAAATTCTCGATGACCGATGCGATCTGATCTATGTCTCCACCCGTCTCGGATAACGCACCCGAGAACTCACCCATAAGTGATACGGCATCTCCGCTCATATCCGTAAGCAGAGGCAACAGAACCTGTCCGAAACTCTGCTCCATCGCTTGAGCCGTGTTGCTCATTCTCTGCATATTGTCATCAAGAGCACCGAAAGCTTCCAAGGTGTCTCCGGAGAGAACATATCCGACCTCCGAAGCCTCGGCTGCGAGATTTTCGAAAGCTCCGCTTCCAGCCTCTATGAGAGGATTCAATTCACGAGCCGAGCGACCGAAAACGGCCATCGCTGCTGCGTCACGCTCTGCCTCGTTTGAGTAAGTTCCTAAGACATCGATAACGTCCCAGAAGACTTCCTCAGTGCTCCTGAGTGAACCGTCAGAGTTCTCGATTGAAACACCAAGAGCCTCAAAGCTTGCCATTGCAGAATCGCTTCCGTCAGCTGCCGAGCTCATAGTCTTCAAGAGCTTGGTCATGGATCCCGTTACGGTCTCCGTATTAACATCGAGAAGTTCCGATGCGTAGTTCAGCTCCTGCAGAGTGTCAGTAGTCAAACCCGTGACACTTGATGTGGTCAAGAGCTCGTCTGCGAGCTGGGATGTCTGCATCGTTGCATCGATGAATGATGTACCGATAGCCGTAGCTGCAGCCACGACAGCCGTACCAACGGCAACCGCAGAGACCACGATAGCCTCCAAAGCTGCTACCGCTACCTCTCCTGCGACCTCGGCAGCCTCACCGAGTGCCTCCATATCGACCGATGCCTCTTCTGCCTCGCCTCCTGCGTTATCGGCTGCATCTGCGGTACTGTCGAGAGCATCGGCAGAGCCGTTAGCCTCATCCTCTAACTGACCGAGAGCCGTCTCTGTCTTAACGATCTCTGCGGTTAATTGAGCATACTGTTCCTGTGTAATATCGCCTCGCTCAAGAGCTGCGTTAGCATCCTCGGCAACTTGTTTCATTATGTCGAGTTTGTCGCTTGTCTGCTCTATCTGCTTATTAAGCAAAGCCTCTTTTTGAGCGAGCAAGTCTACGTTCGTAGGGTCAAGCTGCAAGGCTTTGTCTACATCTTTAAGAGCAGATGTGGTCTTGTTAATGGATGAGTTAGCCTCTTGTAAAGACTTGGTAAGTCCGGAGGTTTTACCCTCGATGTCAACAGTAATGCCAACTATCTTGCTTGCCATGTCTGCCTCCTATCTCCGACTACTTGAACGCACTATCAAAATCTGTTTGCGTTGCCTTGTAATCGTATTTTGCGTGATCGTTAGACCCCTCGATAATCACATCCGAAACAAAGCCGTAATCGAGATCGAACAGCTCATAGAGTGAGAACCCTATCTGTTTGCATCTCAAGAAATATACGGCTGTATTGTATTCTCTATCGAGAGGTCTGTTCAGTTTTTTGGGGTTGAGTGTGTTTTGGCTCCTGCCTGCCACAAGTCCATAACTTCACCGCTTAACGATGTCAACTCGTCTTGGTCAATAGACATTAACCAAATAAGGTACTGTTCATTATTAAGTTTTGAGAATATGTCCTCGATGGAGGCATTAGCCTCGATATACATAATGTATGCAAGCCTCGGGAGAGTTTCCTGTGTGAACTTGTTTGATGAGATGAAAACATCGGAATTAACCATCTCGTTCATTATTGCCAACTTCTCTTCCTGGGTCTTGTTAGTGTCATTTTTGAGTTCGGCTACCTTTTCCTGCATAGCCTTTAATTCTTTTACGTTCTTTGTGTATGCCGTCAGTTTTACGAGAATGTCCTCGCCAAAAGCCTTTTTGTAAAGGATGTTCGTAGCTGCGGAACTCTTGAGCGTAATTTCTCTGTCATTCAATTTGATCTGTCTCTTCATTTTGTGATACCTCTCTTTTGTTATTAAAAAAGGGAGACCCGAATCGAGTCTCCCTCTGTTACCTTGTTTAAGGTGTGAATGTAGGAACCGGAACAGCGGAATACCAAGCCTCTACAACGGCTGTGGATGTCGTGTCCTGGGTCTGCAAGTGAATGTACTTATCCTCGTCTACTCTCGGAACCGCAGTGATAGTTACTGTCTCTGTCTGCGGTTCTGTGGAACCGCCCTCACCAGTGGTCTGTGATGCGATGTTAGGTCTGCTCGCAGAGCACTTATAGAGACAATGCTTTGTAGCCTGCTGATCTCCGTCAAACTCGAATACGAGTGCAAAGTAATTTGTTGTCTTGAACGCATTTCCCGACTCTACGAGAATATTGTCATCATCCTCGAGATAACCGAGAACATCCTTTAAGAAGTCCTCATTAACCTTTGCTACTTCGAGGTCTCCCTCGTAACCGCCCTGTCCGTATGAGACATAATAGTCCTCATTATCTGCACGGAATACAGACTTTGATGCAGAGCTGCTCATAGAGAGAGAGACCGCACCTGCAAGAGCCTTGAGAGTTCCATAACTCGAGACTGTCTTGCCTGCATCTGCTCCCGTTGTTACAACTGTCTCTGTAACGAGTGCATAATGGACATTTTTAAGACCAAACTTGACCTTATTATTTGCCATGTTAGTTATCCTCCTAACTTTTTACTTAATCTTTTATCAATTTCATCTGCACACCACTCTGCTACGGGTTTGATATGTTCGATGGGTTCGACATTACCGACTACCTCGCCATTTCTCACGAGAGGATGTCCGTACTCGAGGATGTGTGTAAGTTGAGGGTCTGTCTTGTTTCGTACAACACCCTTAACCTTGCTCTGATTGTTATAGGTTGACCTACCTCGTTCGTAAGTCCACCCTTTTGCGTATCTGCCTTTTTGTGGAGATTTTTCATTCTTTGGAGAGGTCTCTTTTAATTTCTTGACCGCCTCTTTGCCGACCTCATCGAAAACCTCTTGCATATCATCACTGACGGCAACACCGAGGTTTAATAATTCCTCGTTTATGGTCTTTGCGAGATGGTCTGCACTCTGACCCGATATGCCCTCACCGAGAACGATAACGACCTGTTCACCCGAGCGATGGTTTTCACCCTTACGGCCCATTTCCATCACCGCCCTCATCGGGTTCGGGAGGTACATAGTCTCCCAAAACATCGAATGTGAACTCGGTCTCCCAACAGCTCTGATCGTCAAGATATTGCTCTGTCTTGAACCAGGCTATGCCGTTGTTATTTAACAGAGTCTTGATCTCGTTCTCGAGGGTAAGACTCTTCTCAACAGAGTAGAGGTCTATGCGAAAATTGTACTTTTCGCAAAAGACCTGGTTATCGGCTACAAAGTTATCGGGTTGCTCCGAGTGGATTGCCAGGAACGGCAATCTCGTGCCTACGGGAGCATGGTCATAGAATGACGGAATCGAGAGGGTATCAAGAATCGCTATCATCTGAACTTGGTTCATCTTTAGTGCCTCCCCTCTCTTCGAGATATAATTCGAGTTTGTCAGAGCCGTTTATGTGATAGGTTCTGTATACCGAGTACAGCTTGATCTTTGTACCGGAGAAATAGACCTTAACAATGGGTTCATCGTTATACTCAAAATCGTATACGATCGCCTTTAATGACGGCTGCAAGCCGAGTCTGCCTGCACTAAAAAACTCCGTCTGTGAGACGGAGCCTATCTCTGCAAATATCGTTGTTGTATCTCGTTCCTTTTCTACGACTTGATTGAGTTCATCCTTTTCGGTCTCAATCGTAACAAGGCTTATCTGATACACATTATTCCTCATCGAGCATCACACTCCTATACTGTTTGGACAGTGCCATCTTTGCCTTTAGATCATCGTAAGCGGTCTTATATCTCTCATCGTTGAACCAACGATATGAGACATAGGCAATAACGGCTCCCGTCTGCATAGGGTCTGCATCTGATGTCGTAAAGGTCTTGATGTCGGCTGTTGCCGTCAAGTCCAAGATTGCCTCATCGATAAGATCAGTGATCTGCGTATCGAGAGCTGTAACAGTAAAGGAAACTCGGAGAGCCGTCTTTACTTTATTCAGAAATGCGGTTGTAACAGCCATAAAATCTTTAACCTTTCTTTCTTGTAGTCTTTTTGCTATCTGTCTTG